GTTCTAAGATTTATCGTTCAGCAGTCCTCGAAGAGTTATGGCCATTTGGCCATTGCAGTATTGGAGAAGTTAATTTTCAGTCTGCCGCTTATGTTGCTCGTTATATTATGAAGAAAGTAACAGGTGGAATGGCAGATCAGCATTATGAAGAAGTTAACATTAGTACTGGAGAGATTACTAGTCGTAGACCGGAATTTAACAAGATGTCGTTGAAGCCTGGTATAGGTTACGATTGGTATAAGCGTTATAAAACTGATGTGTATCCACACGATTACGTCGTAGTTAATGGTAAGAAGGTGAAGCCGCCTAAGTTTTATGACAAGAAGTACGCGGATGACCATCCGTGGGAATTTGACCAAATTGTTTGGGAGCGTGAGAAGGCGGCTCGTTTACGTTTGGAAGATAATTCGGATGAGCGTTTAGCGGTTAAAGAAGCGGTGACCGTTGCTACATTGAAAAGGTTACCTCGTAAACTTAAGTAAAGGGGATGTTATGAAACAAGTAATTGTTGCAATTAAAGATAGAGCTGCAGATGCTTATATGCGCCCTTGGTTTGTTCCTACTCCTGCTATGGCAGTGCGTAGTTTTATGGATGAAGTTCAGCGCGATGCTGCTGACAATCAGCTTTTTCATCATTCTGATGATTTTGATCTTTACGAGATCGGTGTTTTCGACGATAGTACAGGTCGGATAGAGAGCTATGAGGATATGAAGGTTCTTATGCTAGGAAAGCAAGCTAAGTCCTAATTCTCTGGTTTTGATTTTAAACCTCCCTTGCCGACTGAAGTTTAGTCGGCGAGGCACACGCGAAGCGTGTATGACTTGGAGATGATATGCATCGCAATAAGTCGGTGGACATGCACAAGTTTGCCATGATCCCCAAAGCCGATATCCCTCGTTCGGCGTTCAAGATTCAGAAAACCCATAAGACTACGTTTGATGCTGGTCTTTTAGTCCCGATTTATGTGGACGAAGTTCTTCCCGGTGATACATTTAATTTGAAGATGACGGCGTTTGCCCGTCTAGCTACTCCCATCACGCCTGTGATGGATAACATGCATTTGGATAGTTTTTTCTTTTTTGTTCCTAACCGTTTGGTTTGGAATAATTGGCAGCGTTTTATGGGCGAGCAGCCCAATCCTGGTGATTCGATTAGTTTTTTAGTTCCCCAGCAGGTTTCTCCTGCTAATGGTTACGCAGTGGGCAGTCTGCAGGACTACATGGGACTCCCCACCGTGGGTCAAGTAGGTGCGGGTAATACCGTCTCCCATTGCGCTTTTTTCACTCGTGCGTATAACTTGATTTGGAATGAGTGGTTTAGAGATCAGAATTTACAGACGGCAGCTGTGGTAGACACGGGCGATGGCCCGGACGCTTCGGCAAGCACAAATTATATTTTGCGTCGCCGAGGCAAGCGTCATGATTATTTTACGTCTGCTCTTCCTTGGCCTCAAAAAGGCCAGTCTGTTGCGTTACCGCTGGGTACGTCTGCTCCTATTCGTACGTCTGCAGCTAATACTGTTACAGGTGTTCAAGAAGGTATTCGTTGGTTTCAGTCGACAAATGGTAATGCTCCAGCTACTGGTCTTGCCCTAGGCATTAGTAGCGGTAATTCTCTTGCTAATTCGACTACGGCTGTTAACGTTACAGGCCCTGGGCTTTATCCTAATAACCTGTTTGCAGACTTGAGTCAGGCTACTGCGGCAACTATTAATCAATTGCGGCAGTCTTTTCAGATCCAGAAACTTCTTGAAAGGGACGCTCGTGGCGGTACACGTTACACTGAAATTATTCGTGCTCACTTTGGTGTTATTAGCCCGGATGCTCGTTTGCAGCGCCCTGAGTACCTTGGCGGTGGTTCTGCTCCCATTACTGTTAATCCCATTGCCCAGACATCTGGTACGGCGGCCTCTGGCACTACTACTCCTTTGGGTAGTCTCGCAGCTATGGGCACTGGACTCGCCCATGGTCATGGATTTACACAATCGTTTACGGAGCATGGTGTAATTATTGGTTTGGTGTCTGTTCGTGCAGACTTGACGTATCAGCAAGGCCTGCGCAGGATGTGGAGTCGTTCAACTAGATACGACTTTTATTTTCCGGCGTTCGCTCATTTGGGCGAACAGGCGGTTCTTAACAAAGAGATCTATGTTACTGGCGCAGCTGCAGATAACGACGTATTTGGATATCAAGAGCGTTGGGCGGAATATCGGTATAACCCGTCACAGATCACGGGTCTCTTTAAGTCGACGTCGGCAGGTACGATCGACCAATGGCATTTAGCCCAGCGGTTTACGTCGTTGCCTACTCTTAACAATACATTTATTCAGGATACTCCTCCGGTTTCACGTGTTGTTGCTGTTGGTGCTGCTGCTAATGGACAGCAGTTTCTTTTGGATACTTTCTTTGATATTAGGGCTGTACGCCCGATGCCGTTGTATAGTGTTCCAGGACTAATAGATCATTTCTAATGAATTGGTTTAATTCTGTAATTGCGCTACTGGGTATTTTCACGGTAGCGCTTCTTATTTATACCTTTTTGTTGAGGTTGTGATGCCGTTACCCGGTATAACCGTCACTGGAAGTGCGCCGCCTTTTATGTTATCGAATCCGGCAGCCATGCTTGGCATGGGTTTGTTAGGTTTTCTCGGTGGTGAGAGAGCAAATTCTGCGACACAGGCTGCTAGCCGTGAGCAGATGTCTTTTCAAGAGAGAATGTCTAATACTTCATACCAGCGAGCTGTAGCCGATTTACAGCAAGCCGGCTTGAATCCTATGTTGGCGTATAGTAATCCTGCAAGCAGTCCGCAGGGCGCGACTTATCAGGCGCAAAATACTTTAGAGTCTGGGGCAGCTAATGCTGCAAGATCTATTCAGATGCAATTAATGAAAGATCAATCAGAAGCTACTGCAGCGCAGGGTGATTTAGCAAATCAGCAAGCCCAGAAGGTTGCGGCTGAGAAAGAAGGTGTTGAAACTGATAATTTGTTAAAGCAGCTTGCTCATAAGAAGGAATTAGAGCAAGTGCCGTTTTATGCGGGCTCTGCGGCGGCTGGTTTTACTAAGCAGATTGGTGATATTAATTTGCTTAATTCTCAAATTAATCAGAATATTCAAGCGATTGAGACAGGTAAAGCTAATGAAGGTCAGCTACGAGCACTGGCAAAAAATTTGGGTCAGATAACGACAAATTTGAAGTTGGATGAGAAGGAAAAGAGAGCGCTTGCGGAATTTTGGGAAAAATTGCCGGAAGCGCAGTATGGCAAGCAATTGTTGCCTATGTTGCAGTTATTGAAAGGGATATTTGGAAAATGAAACCTCCATTTTTGCGTACTCCGTACAATTATGATCGCGATGCTGTTTCTGATGAGTCAGGTCTTGCCTGTGATGATCCTACGTTGGCTCAACAGCAGTTTAGAGATGAATCTGACATTAATACAATTTTGGAGCGTTTTGGTCGTACAGGCGAAGTTATCGTGCCTGTTCGTGCTCCTGAGTTTGGTGATTTCACGGGCGTTGATGACTATCACGCTGCAATGAATATGATTATTGAAGCGCAAAGCGCTTTTGACGCGCTTCCAGCGCGTATTCGTAAGGAATTTGACAACGATCCGGGAGCGTTCGTTGATTTTGTTATGGATGAAAATAACCGCGAAAAAGCGGTTGAGATGGGGCTTGTAGAAGCCCCTAAAGCCATCGTAACGATGGCGGATGTAGGTGCCGAAGGCACCGCCTAGCACAGTGGTTTACTTGATGTAACTGTGCTAGGTGACACCAACCCCAACAAGGAGTATATTTATGATGAAGCCTCTAAGTCGTAAGCCGGTTAATAAGTACCGTTCAGCGAAGCGTTTTAAGGGTCATGTCCGTACTACTAAAGCCGCTAACATGAATGTGAATCCTATGCGTGGCGGATGGCGTTTGTGAGATGCCTTGTTTTAAGCCTCTGAAGGCTTATCAGTGTGCAGATCGTTCTATAGTTTTTGCAGAGTTAAAGCGGAATGACATTGTTAAGTCGTTGGAATTGCCTTGTGGTCAGTGTGTTGGTTGTCGTTTAGAGAGAAGTCGTCAGTGGGCTGTTCGTTGTATGCATGAAGCCAGTTTGTATAAAAACAACTGTTTTCTTACTTTGACATATTCGGATGAGCATTTACCAGATGACTACTCTCTTCACTACGAGGACTATCAGAAGTTCATGAAACGCTTTCGTAAGCGTTTCAAGGGTCTGGAGCCGGCAGCGTACGCGGAGTCTCAAGACAAGTTTCCGATAAGGTTTTATATGGCAGGTGAGTATGGAGAGCAGTTTGGTCGCCCCCATTTTCATGCTTGTATATTTAATTTTGATTTTGAGGATAAGTATCTTTGGCAGAAGACGGAGTCAGGTTCTAAGATTTATCGTTCAGCAGTCCTCGAAGAGTTATGGCCATTTGGCCATTG